AAACTCCAACATTCAACCCTTGGCGTTTTGTGTTAGACATGCCTTCAAGTTTGCGTTATTATCAAGCAAGAGCATTGCTAGAACAACTTGATACACTAGACCGTAATACACCACAAGTTGTTACATTTGGTAACAACCCTTGCTTATCTTGGATATTCAAGTATCAGGGTAGTTTAAGCACTACGCAATTGAATGGTATTACTGTTCAATCATTTGTAGGTAATCAATTAGTATTGACTAATCTTCCAGTAGTTAGTGCAAGTCGTGTAATGTTTGAGCCTAACGATTTGATACAGATTGGTAACTTTACATTTCCGTTTACAAGCACTACGCAAGTAACAAGAGGTACTGATGCAACTGTTACTGTAACGACCAATAGACCAAACATAATTACATCTAGCGTTGTTGGACAAAATATTATTGTAGGGAATGCGTGTAGTTTCTATATGTTCTGCCCTAACATGCCTACTTACAAGTTAGTACCAGGCGGCTCAGCAAAAGAAAATGGCACAACAGTCAATAACGCATTAATAGAGTTTAGTGACTCATTCAACTTGTATGAATGGGTTGCAACAGCATAAGGAACAAATGAATGGATAATATACCAGAAGTAGCGAATAGCCCGCCCAGTATTAATACTGCGGAGTTCGTGAAATTAACAATTTATAACGAGTATGGAAACATTGCGAATGTCACTGTTCATACTTTCAGTACTGCCTACAGCAATGTAGTCATTGACGGTACAACTTACTTACCACTTGGTGGTTTGTTAGCAGTTGGCACGCAGCCAAGAGACTTGCGTGTTACATCAGCAGATACAAGTATGGCATTGTCAGGCATCAGCGGAAACAATATCTCAATTGTATTAGGTACCAAACTAAAGGGCAGCAAGTTAGAAATCATTCGCGGATTCTATGATGCCAACTATACTCTAACAAATACATACCCAAGATTTACAGGCATTGTCACAAGTTATGGTATCGCTGAAGACTTAGAAACTAACTTTAACGGTCCTACAGATAACTTTGTTGTTACTGTAAACGCAAGTAGTTATAAGACTGTTCTTGAGAATCGTATTGCAGGTCGTAAGACAAACAAAAGCAGTTGGCAAGTGTTCAATTCTACAGACAGTTCAATGAACAATGTCTACAGTATCGCAGACCAGACATTTGACTTTGGTATGGATGCTAAGAAGAAAGCAGCATCAAGTTCAAGTAGCACAGGCGGCGGCTTTGGCCCTGGCGGCGGCGGTCGTGACGCTGGCTTTATGCAAGATGTGAATCTATACTAATGAAAATACGACACGCAAACAAGTTTGACTTCCCTGAAATCTTAGAAATGTTACATCGTTTCAAGTTAAAGGGACCAACAACAATAAGCAATAACTTTAGTAACAATGACTATGTTGCTACTGTATACGCTCACATTATGGCGGGTCGCGGACTTGCATTAGTTGCTGAAAAAGATGGCAAACTAGCAGGAATGCTGATTGGTATGATTGATTCACTCATCTGGGACCCTGACACAAGAGTATTGCGAGAAATCGTATACTGGGTTGACGAAGAATATCGTGGTTCAACTGCTGGTTACAGATTACTTGCACAATATGTCAAAGAAGGTGACGAGATGGTAGACAGTGGTAGAATCACTGCATACAGTATGGTCAAGATGATAAACAGCCCTGACTTAAAGTTTGAGAAGTTTGGATTCAAAAAGACCGAAGAAGTTTGGGTAGCAGGAGTATAATATGGCAATCTTTACCGCAATCGTAGCCGCAATCGGTCTCACTGGCATCGCCGCCGCAGTTGCAACCACTGTACTTACTATCGGGGCATCTTTCGTTGTTAGTAAACTTATTGCACCAAGAGGGGCAACTGGAAACTCACAGCAAGAAGATTCAGTTACTGGCGCAAGAGTTCAGTTACCACCAGCAACTAATAACAAACTTCCAGTAGTATATGGCACTGCATTCGTGGGTGGTAGTATTACAGATGCTAAGATTAGTACAGACCTACAAACAATGTGGTATGTTCTCTCAATGGCAGAAGTTACAAATACTATGCCTGGTGATACGCCAGATACATTGACATTTGACGAACTCTACTATGATGGTAAGTTAGTTGCACTTAGTGGGGCACAAGTTACATCATTGACAACAAACACTGCTGGTACACCTGAAGTTGATACTAAGATTAATGGTAATCTGTTCATTTATACTTTCCCTAATGGTTCAAGTTCAGGCACTAATACTGGTGGCTTAAGCGCAATTGACATTATGAGTGATGCAGCGATTCCATCAGACCAGCGTTGGAATCAAGGCATTTATACAGCAGATAGCCAATCAGCAGATATGACTCATACTGCGTTTGTTATCGTTAAAGTAATTTACAATCAAGATGCTGGTACAACAAGTTTAGGTGCTGTTACTGCTAAGATTACAAACAGCAGAACAAAGCCTGGCGACTGTATCAAAGACTATTTGTTGAGTGACAGATATGGCTGCGCCGTACCTCTTGCAGGTATTGATACAGCAAGTATGACTGCACTGAATGATTATTCAGACAAGCCTATCGTTTACACGCCTATGGGGGGCGGTCCAACTACCACACAAGTTCGCTATCGCTTTAATGGTCCGTTAGACACTACTAAAAACTGTCTTGCTAACTTGCAAGATATGGTGGATGCGTGTGATAGTTGGATGCAGTACAGCGAATTGACTGGCAAATGGAAAGTTGTCATCAACAAAGCCTATGATGAGACACCTGACGCACTCACATTTAGTCAGTTGTACAGCGTTACAAATAACAACTTGACAAGCGGTATTCAAGTGAATCCAACTGACTTGAATCAAACATTCAATCAGGTAGAGTATCAGTATCCTAATACAAACATCAAAGACCAGTTAGACTTCATCTTTATCTCATTACAAGATGACTATCCAAGTCTGTTGAGTGAGAACGAACCAGTAAACAAACTTGGTCTTAAGAACGACTTAGTTAATAATTATGTGCAAGCAAAGTTTATTGCTATTCGTAGAATCTTGCAGGGTCGTGAAGACTTAATCATCAACTTGCAGACTGATTACTCAGGCATTCAAGTAGAAGCAGGTGATGTAATCAGAGTTACTAACGAAGTCTATGGCTGGACAGACAAACTGTTTAGAGTGAGTAATGTTATTGAAGAAAAAGATACTGAAGGCAATCTATTCGCAAGATTGACTGCATTTGAATACAATGCAACTATCTATGATGATGACCTTGACATTACTGACTTCATTCCAGCAGACAACACAGGTTTGCAGGACCCTAACATCATTGCACAACCCGATATTCCTATTGTTGTAGCAAATGTTGATACTACTCTTAACTTCATTGAGGTAAGCGGCAATGTACCTAATGTTGGTCTTGTAACACATCTTGACTTTAACTATGGCTTTGACAGCAATGTTGACAATCACACCTTCTATACTACTGTGTATAACAGCAATGGTGCACCACTAATCAATAGTCAATTATACAGTGCTGAAGTTAATGACATTGCTCAAGCAGGTAATATCTATTGGTCAACTACTGCAAAAAACAGATTTGTAGGTATACAATCAAACTCAAGCACTCCTATAGTTTGGCCTGGCGCTAATGTTAGTGTCTATGACCCTATCGGTAATACTGGTGGCATCACTGGTAACAACATACAATATGGAACCATTACTGCAAATAACTTAGCAAACGGCGCCTCAAGAGTAGCGGTACAAGATGAAGGTACAACTATTATTAACACTGGCACAATCAACTTTGTTGGTAGTGCTGTTGCAGTGAGCAATATAGGTAATGTTGCTACTGTCACTGTTACAGGCGGCAGCGGTGGCGGAATCTATGAATATGTAAACGATAACTCGTTTTTCTTAGCAGGCGGCGTCAATCCACCAGATGCAATCAATCAAAAAGTGTCGTATGGTGCAGCAAGAATACCGGGTGACCGACAAGCAAACGCAAGCACTGGTAACTTTGAAACTTATGTCTTTGACAGTTATTATCCTTGGTGGACTGGAAACAGTTTAACTACAAACGGATATTTTGCTAACAGCGGCAGCGGAAGAATGAATCCTGCTGATGCTGGTATTCAAGACATTTCAAGTCCTGTTAATATGGGCGGCCGTGCTGGTTGGTGGACGGTAATTGGTGCAGGCGTGACTAGCGGATTTAGAACTGCAAATACACAAATACGCAATCAAAGCCAGATTCAAGTAACGAGCGATGCTGATTTAGCAATACAAGTTGCTGGTTGGTATAAAATACAAGAAATTGCCAATGTTGCTAACATTAGTAATGCTATCAAACCTGATACTACAATCGGAACTTATTCATTAGCAAATACTCTTCCTATAACATTAAATGTTGATTTTACAGTTGATGCTAATGCTACATTTGCTATCTATGATATGGGGATGTGTGTTAGAGTAGATGGGACTGGTAATGCGTTTGTATTGACAGGAACATCATTAACATCTACTCCGTCAGGTTGGGATTATAATAATGTCGGCTGGATTACACCATAACAAACAAGTATAAATACATTAAAGGAACACATCAATGAGTCTATTACTTAACGGCGCAAAGACAATGACAATCGCTGGTACTGAAATGCAGTGCCTTGAGATTTATACTGGCGAAGCGTACACCTTACCCTTAAACTTTACATATGCAAACGGCAATCCTGCTAATGCTTTAGTTCCTAATGCCTGGGCATTATCAACTAGTGCTAAGTTTTACACAGTTGATACTGTATCATATCCTAATGTTGACGAAGTTGTGTTAGGTAATATTACATTATTAGCCCCTCAACCAAGTACAGGTTCAGGAACATATTCTCCAAATCTTATTGCTGCATTTAGTAATGCTTCTGCTGGAACTGGTTATCTTTATATTCCTGATACATTGAGCGGCGGAAGTGGTTCTCCTAATCCAACTCCAACGATTGGACTTGCAAACACTACAGCAAACTCAACTCTTGTTATTGTTACCTTGCAAATCAGCAAGCAAAGCACAGCAAACGCAAGTTTAGCAGAAATTAATAAAGAGCCACTAGGATTCATCATAAGGTACCAATAATATGTCAGACATTACAGCAAACATTGTTGTTCAGCCTATTGACCTAAATGTTCAAGTGCAACAATCAGAAATAACGGTTACACCAGAAGTATTAGGACTAAACATTTATGCCGGTGGCTTTGCTACGGCTGGTGGCAATGTGGGTACTGTACAATATAACAATGGCGGCGTATTAGGTGGAATTCCTAGTGTTTTCTGGACTGGAACTCAACTCAGTTTAGGTGATACTAACAATATTACTATTAGTGGTGGTTCGCCTAACTATGCACTAAGAACAGATGGTGCAGGCAATCTATCTTGGGGAGATACTGCTAACGCTAACTTTGCAAACTTTGCTGGTAGTGCTTTTGCTGTTGCAGGTGCAAATGTTTCAGGTACCGTAGCAAACGCAAACTTTGCAATTACTGCTGCTAATGCTAATTTTGCGAGTAATGCTAATAATGCATCTACTGCTAATATTGCTAACATTGCTAATGTTGCTTATAGTGTTAGTGCTGCTAATGTCGTTGGTACAATTGCTAATGCTAACTATGCTGCATTTGCAGGTAATGTAACTATTGCAGCACAACCCAATATTACTAGTGTAGGAAATCTTACTTCACTGACTATTCTTGGCACGAGCAATTTAGGAAATGTCGGCAATGTCAAAGTTACTGGTGGCGTTAATGGATACTTCTTGCAAACTGATGGGACTGGTAACTTATCATTCGTTAGTGGTGGCGGCACTGGTAACGGCGTTGTAGGTGGTTCTAATACTCAGATACAGTTTAATGATGCAGGTTCCTTTGGTGGAAGTGCTGCATTCGTCTTTGACAACTCATCTAATGTAATGACTCTAGGTGGTAATATTTCTGCTACTAACTTTATAGGTAATTTTGCAAATGGAAACAGTGATATTACTATTCCTGCTGCAAACGGAAATATTAACTTTGATGTTGCTGGAAATGCAAACATTGTGGTCGTCACTGGAACTGGCGCCAACATCGCCGGCACATTAAATGTTACTGGTAATGTTACTGCTGGAAATGTTGCTTCTACTCCAATTGCCAACTTACCATATGGCTCAGAAGCAGTAACTATTACAACTACTGCTCCTAATACTTATAATCTTGATATTTTATCAAGTTCTGTAGTATTATGTACAGCAGACGCTACTGCTAATACAATTCTTAATATTAGAGGAAATAGTAGTGTTACAGCAAACTCATTGGTTTCTGTTGGACAAAGTATTACAAACACTATATTAATTAAAACAGGTGCAAGCCTTTATACCGTAACAACATTGCAAGTAGATAGTGCTAATCAAACTATTAATTGGGTAAATGGTTCTGTCCCGTTGGGCGCTGCTAGTTCACTTGTGTCATACACATTTACTGTTATCAAGACTGCATCTACTCCTACATATACTGTATTAGGTAGTGCAACGAGGTATGTTTAATGTCATTTACATCAACTTATTCTTCATTGAGCGATAGAGGTTGGCAAAGCGGCGATGCTCAACAAATATATTCACTGATACAAACTCAATTTGGACCTCCTAATAATAGAGCATATTTTGGAGAGTTCGTAGCAATTAGTGATTATAACATAAGTAATCGTAATTTAAGTTTAAGTGGGGGGTTTGCCTCCACTTCCTTTCCTAACGGATTTGTTAGAGGTAGTTTTTCTGCTACTGCATTTGGTGGAATTAGACAAACCTTTACAGGTTCAAATGGTAGTACTGTTTTTGGAACGCATTGCGCTATGTCTGCTGATGCTAAATATGCCGCAGTGTCAGGTAATGGAAATGTCGGTTCATCAGGTAATCTTAACATCTATTCATCAGATATTAATTATGACTTTTCATTGCAATACAATAATGCACCAGTTACTGGCAGTTATCGTAATATGGGATTGGCAATGAATGATGCCGGAACTGCTGTAACAATAGGTGTTAGCGGAGCAAATAGTGTAGATGTGTATGGTAGAACCGGCAATACCTGGTCTTTAAGTACTTCTCTTACACCAAATGTCGGTAACATACCTCAGGTT